AGCTATGACGCCACCACAGGGGCTATTTCGCAGTCTGTGCAAGAGGCGGAAATAAAGGTTATTTTGGGTAAGGCAACTTCAATGCTCGGTGCAAACGGCAGTTCCGCGTCTACTGGCCCCAAACCTTCAACGCTTGGCACTAATAATTTTTCAGCCGACAGAAGTAATATAGTGATTACTATGGCGGCGTATGGACAAGAGTTTGCGCCGGAAGCTGGATATAAAATTACTTTAGCTAATAAAAATTATTCTGTAACCAGTGTGACGCCTACATTCAGCGGTGATGACGTTGCTATATATGATTTGGTTTTATCGTTATGAGTGAACAAGAATTTAATCTGGATTTTGCCGACTTTATAAACGAGACAGGCATGGAAGTTGAACAGATTGTTCGGCGTGTGAGTTTTGATGTGTTGAATAAAGCCAAAGCAAACACTCGCGTTGACACTGGGCGGGCAAGGGGAAGCTGGAATATAACAGAAGAAGTCGTTGATCCCAGCGTATTGCCCCCCGCGCCAGATAACAAAGAAAACTATTATGGCGAGGCAACGGCAAACACAGTCGGCAATATAAGCGGCGAGAAAGCTGTCTTTGTGACCAACAATGTCGAGTATATAGAATTTCTTGATTTAAAAGATGATATTGTCGATTTAACGGTTGCCCAAGTCGAAGCTGAAATCAACTCGCTGATCAATGGGTAGTCAAGCCCCGATAAATGCGTTATTATTACATAATGTAATTTATCTGAGGGCGAAATGGGCGGCTACGCAAGCGAAAGAGCGGCGATAGAAAAGCGGGTCAAGGACAACTGGTCTACGACCCCAATTGTATTTGATAACGTGGGCTTTAGGCCAGCGGATAGCAGTTATGTTTCTGTCACCATTCAAAACGCTTCGGCAAACCAGCTTGAGATAAACGGGGCGAGTCCAAAACACAGATACACAGGGTTAATTTCCATCCAGATTTTTACCGATGCAAATTCGGGAACGCAAACGGCGCGAACATATGCAGATACGATTGCCGCAATCTTTCGTAATCAGTCGTTCAGCCACAGCGATAGCGGCACGATAACCTGTCGAACTCCCAACGCCATAAGAGCGGGTGTAGTCGATGGGCGGTATCAACTAAATTTAACGGTTCCGTTCTATCGGGACACAGCCACATAGGTATTAAGATATGACCGATACAAACCGCGTTTCGTTAAGCATTCAAGAAGAAGCCACATGGGGAACCACTTTGTCCAGCGGCACTACTAGCGCATTCAAACCGCTGCGAACCACAGGCGAAAGTCTGACGTTCAATATATCAAATTCGCAATCCGACGAAATCAGATCGGATCGTAACGTGGCGGATATGATCCGCACAGATGCGGCCACAGCGGGCGACTTAAATTTTGAGTTATCTTATGGCGGCGAAATTTCCACTGGCGTAAATCATGCGTTTGATGACATCATCGAAGGGGTAATGTGTTCAGATTGGGGCGCGTTTTCTGTTGGAACCCCCTCGCTTAGTGTTATTAAAAACGGCACCACGTTAAAATCTTATTCCATCGAAAAGAATTTCCCCGATGCGACTGATGGCAAATTTCAGACATTTAAGGGCAACCGTTTTGATGGAATGTCCCTGTCGCTACAAGCTGGGTCGATCATAACAGGTTCGGTATCATTGCAGGGCAAGACCGTCACAGTGGGGGAATCGTCCCTTACAAGCCAAGCCGCCCTTGCGGCTAGTGCCACTGACGTAATGAACTCAATCAACAACGTCGGCACCCTTACAGAAGGCGGTAGCACCCTTTCTGATCAAGTCATGTCGCTATCACTGCAAGCATCCAACAATCTGCGAACAACTCAGGCCATTGGGACGCTGGGCGCAGCGCGGATTGGATTGGGGCAGTTCGTAGTCACTGGATCAATGAGCGTTTATTTTGCAAACAAAACGCTGTTTGAAAAGTTTATCGCTGGGACGCCTTCGGCACTTAGTTTCCGCACAAGCGATGGGGCGGGCAACTATTACCAGTTCGATTTGCCAAGCATTGAATACACCAGCGGCACCGTTCTGGCGGGTTCTGCCAATGCTGATGTGATGGCGGAATTAGGTTTTCAAGCCAAGTTCAACGCCACCGAAGCGGCAACCATGAAGATCACGCGCTACACTTCCCCTTAACCAATCACAGGCGCGGCCAATGCGATAGAGCGGCTGCGCCCACACAAGGAAAGAAAATGGATATAAGATCACTACGAGTGAACTCAAAAAAACAGACTGATGGGGTCTGGGTTGAGCATGATATGGAAACTTCGTTTCTAATTGCGCGAATGGGCAACCCGCGTTTCAAGGCACTTTTTGCAAAGTTAATGTCACCGCACCAACGCAAGTTTGACGCGGGCAAACTTAGCCAAGAATTGCAGACGCAGATCATGTGCAGGGCCGTTTCTGAAACTGTTTTGTTGGGCTGGAAGGGACTTACCCAAGACGGCAAAGAACTAAAATACAGCAAAGAAAAAGCCTTTGAAATTTTGGCGGAAGATACGTCCGAGGAATTTCTGGCTCTGGTGATTGAATACGCGCAAGATAACGAAAACTATCGAAATGAAGAAATCGAGGAAGAAGTAAAAAACTTAAAAGCTGGCTAAGATGGCAGATTGAATGGGGCGAGTACGCAGAAAGTATCTCGGAGAGTAACTTAGACGCCTACAACCTACCATTCATCCAATCGATGCCAGCGATTACGAACAAAGAAACAGAGATAGTTGAAGGTTTTGGCTACCTCAGTTCAAGCAGACAGATCGGGATGACGGCGGGGCCAATTCCATTTTCTGAAATCGCGTTTTATGCCGAGTTGACGGAGCAAACCGACTTTTGGGGTTTCGTCTACAAGGTGCAGCAAGTCGATGCGGAATATGTCCGTATTGTTAGTGAGAAAAGCAAATGAGTACACTGGCCCGCCTAAATATTGTAATCGACACGGCAGACGCACGGCGTAGGCTTGATGAACTTGGGGCGTCTGGTAGAAGGTCGGCCCAAGTCATTGCCCGTGCTTTTCAGCAAATGTCAGCCCGCATCGGCGGCATCCTGCGCCAACTTACGGGTTTAAAGGCGGCTTTTGCGGCTTTGGGCGCGGGGCTAATTGCCCGTAGTTTCTTGAAAGTCGCTAACACGTTTGAGCAAGTAAATTTTCAATTACTAGCGGTCACAAAGAGCCAAGACAAAGCCAATGCTATAATGGCTAATACACGCAAATTCGCCACAGAGGTTTCGTTTAGTTTTGAGGAAATGGCTGGGTCTGCCACAAGGATGGCCGCGCAGTTAGAAGGTGATGCCGAAAAGGTTGATTTCTTTTTAAGGGCGTCAGCCGATGTTGCGGCTGCAACGGGTATGAGCATCAGCGTTGCCACAGGCCAATTCATGCGAATGATGGCTGGTGGGGCGGCGGCGGCTGATCAGTTCAGAGAACGTGGCGTCTTATCCATGATGGGGTTCCAAGCGGGAACAAAATATTCACTGACTGAAACTGAGGCGATGATAAAGGCGTCATTTGAAAAAAATGGCTCGGTTTTGGCTGGGGTTGCGCCAATGATGGCGACCACGCTTGACGGCGTTATGTCGATGATTGGAGACAAAGTTACTGAATTAAAAATGTCATTAATGGATGCGGGTGTTTTTGATTTTATTAAGGCGGGCGCAACCGTCATCAACGAAAATTTAAACTTGGCTATTGAGGACTTAAAAAAGGACGGAACGGCAGCGGGCCAAGCGATTACCAAGTTTATGTTCGGCGCAATGCTATCGGCTGCGGGTGTGCTTGATGGCATTGTGGCGGTGAAAGACGCCGTGGCAAATTTCTTTAATTCAACGACTGAATTTTACAACTCATTTAATTTGGTAAGCGGCGGAACTTTGGCGGGTTTGGGTTTCATTGGCTTTATTCTATTCGGTGCTAAAGGGGCTTTGCTGGGTGTGATGGTTTCTGCATTGGCTGGGCTGGCAGATAATTTGCTGTCTTGGATGTCTGGATTAATCAAAGATATGTTGCAAAAAATTAAAGAGGCAGTGGCCGCAACTGGTCAAGTTTTGCCTTCCAGACCAGCTATTGACAGAATTAGTTTCGATGACAGTAAGGGTGCAGAACAATTTTTAAAGGGCCAAGGCATTTATGATCCCCGCAAACACCTTCGGGATCAAATGAGGGCGCAGGGTTTTAAGGTTACAAATTCCCGTGGTGATGACGCAAGCATTTATAGCCCCAACAATATATATACACGCGAGGCAAAGCCCGCATTTGAAGGTGGTTTTAAAAGCCACATGCCTTTAATGGAGCAAGCATATGCAAGCCTTACTAGCGGAATAGAAGGCGCGGGCAATTATGAAAGCCAGTACAAAGACAGAGATTTGGGTTTCACCAAAACGTTAAACGAGGTTTTCGGTAAAATTGCCAGTATGGGAGAAGGCGATGCTGAATTGCCCGCAATGGACACGGGTTATGCCAGCTATGGCAGCAATGTAACTTTTACCAATTTAGCAGAAAAATCCATTAGCAGAATGCAAGAATTGATGGCGTCTTTTGGCGGTGCGGGCAGCGGCGACTTGGGTAACATTCCTGATGCCAAAAAGACCCAAACAGACGCAAAGGCTGCAAAGGCGGCTTTGACTGTAAAGCTGACCCAGCAATACGGTCAAAAATTAAAAGAATTAGAACAGCAACTTTTGTCAAACACCATTACGCAAGATCAGTTTAATTTCAGCAACGATTTTTACAAAGATTTAATCGCGGCGGGGATACCGTTGACAGGCCAACTGACAGCGGCACAAGAAAAACAAAAAA